ATAAACAACTTTTGACCTACGACGAAAAAGCCTAGCAATAACTCCAAATCAGCATCGTCATCATTTAAGTGAGATACTATGATGCTCGTAGCACTTAGCTGCGTGGCGTTATCCCAAATCAGATAACCGTTGCCGGGATAGCCACTAGTTGCGTTTGTTTTGGCTTTGTAGTTCCATGCGGAGGTTGAGCCGCCGTTTGTGCCATCCGCTCCATCCACTCCTCTCGGCCCAACTCCATTTGCAATCGTAAATGATCGCGTTTCGCCGCTCTGTGTGATTGTAAATGATCTACTCATGTTAGTCTGTGGATTGTGCTAAGATTTCCCATGTCCCCGCCGTTGCCGTGGTGACTACGTTTGCGCTGTCAGTCCATTCTAAATCCAAATTGTAAATTCCTGCAACGCTTGGCGCGGTAAATGATTCGATTGTAAAATCCCACGCACCTGCGCTTGAGTCGTTGATGGTGATTCCATCGTTTTCGCTGTCGAGGATGATATACGTTGATCCGTCACTGTCTTTGATTTTACATCGCACGCGCACAAGCGTTGTATCGCCGTCACCGCCAGCATCCTCAGTGATAGTAGCCGCCGGATAAGTGTCACCAGCTTTAATGGTTGCCCAGTTCCACTGAAACGGTATGAGGTTCAAAGCCATGCGGATAAATTATGTTTTTGGTTGTAATTTGCAAGTAAAAAATTGTGAGGCCATAACAAGGCCGTTTGCATTGTGTTAGAGAGTATTTTTTCACAATTCAACACGCGCCACCATTCAAGCAAAAATTGCCGTTGCTCGTTTGCGCTTCTGTCAAGATCATGCTCCATTTCACTTGTCGATTGCGCGATGCCACGCTCACCTAAAATCTCCATGACTTCGCGCCGATGAGATCCGCACAAGGTTGGGATTTTCCCGCTTGTGCTTGCCGCTGCTGTTTTGATTTCGGATAGGTAATCGGCAAGCGGTTTCGTTTTCCAGAAATGAGCGCGTAGGATAATGCCGATTTCATGCCGCTCCTGCGCTGGCAATTCCATTGCGGCAAAAACACGGTTGACGGTTTCGGGTAATATCTCTTTGCGATGGTGCAAATTCCCCATGCTGGCAACTAATCTGCGACATGGAACGTCAACAATTTCCAATCCTTCGATGCCGTTCGGAAAAATCTCACGATGCCCCACGGGGCAATCTTTATTCACCGTCCACGCGACAACCTCGGACTTCTCATTGGTCAGTTCCAATGAGATGTTTTTCACGCGGCTTCCGATGCCATAAATGAGCGTAATCATGGAGGAGCCTCAGTTCCGATATAGGTTACCGTCGATGTGTCCAGAGTGCCACCATGCGCGGGGCAATCGCCAATCTCATCAAATTTGCCAACGTAAAGACCTAGCCGCCAGCACAAGTAATGTTCTCTAACAAGTTCAAAAACGCCTGCGTCAAAATAAACTTGTTGCACCAGCATGTTAAGATTAGCCGTCCCTGCCGATGCATCCGCATCAATCGTTATGTCATCATCATTTTCCGTCACCGTGATATTGTCACCAGCTAAAATCGTGCGATATTTCCAGCGCATTTCATCGGCGAAGAATTTCTTCATCACCCGCGCCCCTGAATTGTCCATGTTTTCATGCAACTCAGGAGAGAAATGGTCAATGTGTCCAGTGTTCCAGACTTTGACTTCCACGGTATCAGTTTCCTGCACGATTTCGCACAATCGGATATATCTATAACCGGGCGTTCCTGTCGGATTGTCGCCGCCCTTTAATTCAGGAGCTAGCGAATCCGCCCAAGTGCCAATCACGATTTCAGCCGCTGTGATAACACCCTCAGCACTTTCTGTGAGCTTGCAAGAAACTTGATCGCCTACTACTACAGGTGTTTCATCTGGTAAATTCGTCGGCTCGAAAACCTCCACCGCATCCTCGCCTGTTTTCTTTTTGCGGCAAATAACGTATCCTTTTGCCATCGTAAGAAAATAGCCTAGCTCGCTGTTTCCTTCCAGTGTCGGCCAGAATGGATTGATAAGTTGCGGCACGATTTTCGGGCGGATATTCTGAGGGATAGAAAGCGTCATCCCGTTTCGAGATTCTTTAATCATGCCGCCTTCAAATCCCTTGACTGTAATAGCGCGGAGATAGTCAATAATTTCCCGCACCGTATGATCAACGGGCTTTCCTTTTTGTGGATATTCTGGAGGTCTCATACTTCGGCCGGCGGTTCCCAATAAATCTTTTCACGATCAAAAAGCACTTTCTTCGCGCCTTGCCATTCTTCTGTCAAAGTCCATTTAAGTTGTCCTCCAGCCCGCGTGCTGTCGGCTGTTTCTTTCCGCCACTCGAACCCTGCGGGGATGTTTGGCACGTCGTCAGGTTCTTCTTTCAGCCCTGCCGTTGTTTCTGGTGGTGGACCGTTTACATACTCGCTGATCTTGATAGCAATAGGCGCTTTGTCCTCGTAAGTTTCTAGCCCTAGTTGTATTCCGCGTGCAAAAAGTCGCGCATTTGCCGATAGGTTTTCAATGTAACCTTTTTCCTTGTATTGGTATAAATCAGCAAGCTCTTTTTCATTCTCAGGCGCTTGCCATCTTTCGATCCCGTAAATGTCAGATTCGTTAAGCTCGCTCAATCCGCCTTGACCGATGGCAAATTGCGGATGCTCATACATGCTTCTTTCAACTGTAACCCATCGGATTTCATAGCTTTCTGATACCTTTTCACCGGGTTCGATGTCGGTATTGTCAGTCGTTTGATCGACAGTTACCAGCGCGATGCTGATATCAACTTCCTCGGTTGGCTCTAGCGTTACAGTTTTGACTTGTCCGACATAGTCACCCCACGCATCCCCCACATTTGGCAACGCAGCGAGAATTGTCGCTGAATCGCCGATGTATTCAATGCGCGTAGTCACGCCTTGCTCTGTGAGTTCCTTTTTTGGAAACTCAGGACGCATGTAATTTATAATACTTTCCGCTGCCATATTATGTCCAAACTAGCTCCTTTCCTTGTATTTTCGCGCTCTTGAGAATGTCGCGAATTTGTTTTTGAATGTCTAAAATCTTATCTTGCACCGCACCAGGCGTTTTACTTAGTGACAGTCCACGCTTTTGATAGTCGTCGATTTGGCGCTCTGGCATTGGAGGCATTTCCACGCTGCCTGATGGTATTTCAAGCGTTGGCGCAATGATTTGGCTTGCCGCCGATGTTGATTCTGGCTTAGGCGGACCCATGAATTCAAGTGGCGCTGATTTTTTCATTTCCTCAGCAATTCTATCAGTAATTCCTTTCATTCCTTTTGCAAACTCTGTGGCTGCCTTGCCTTGATTTTGCTTGTCCTGATACGCCTTGCCGAGTTCGTATTGTTCTCGGAAATTGCTTGGTTGTGAAGATATTTGAGCCGCTCTCGCGTGTAATTCTTTTCTTTTTTGCGGGTCTTTTTCTGCAATTGCCTGATCTAGCAAATCATTTTTGATCGCGTCCATCATGTGGAATCTTCCAATGTCTAAAACTTCTAATCTTTGTAGGACAAAATCCTCCATGAATCCCATAACTTCTGCACCTGCTTTTATAAGTGCCGACTACGCGAGAAAATCCTTTTCTTGCGCCGATACGTGCCGTGTAAATTCCTCGCGTTGATCCGCTTTTGCCCTTGCGCACGTTGATCCCAAGTGACCGCATCAAATCGCCTTCATCCTCAGATTGCTTGGCAAGGTTTTTTGATGCCGCAAGAATCGGCTTTGCGCCATCGCGCAATGCTGCCATTTCTGTCGTGCGTTGCAATTCCTCCGGCAACTTACTCAGCGCCTTTTCAATGGCTTTTAGCCCGTCGATTTTGATGGATGAAAGATTGCTCATTGTGCGCCCTCCGTTGTTAGGGTTGTTAGAATCATGGAATCTTTTCGCCCTTCCTCTTTTGCGTGAAGAATGTCGAAAACCTCGTTTTTGTAAACGAGTCGATAGCCTGAAGCGGCGTTCAATCCCTGAAATGCTGCCTTGTATCGAATGCGCCACAAGGTTTGATTTTCAGCGCGGTCAGCGTCTGCAACTTCGCTTTGCTTGCCGCGTTCATCGACTTTACCAGCCCATGAGTGACAAATATCCTGCCACGATTCGACAAGTCCACCAGCGTCATCCGTGGTTTGCAGTTTCCGCTGAATCACTACTCGTCGATCCATTTTGCCGATATTGTTCATCAGAAATTCCCTCCTATTTTTTGAGCTTCGATCATGGTTTTCAGCGTGTATGGAATTTCGCTTGCCGATGCGAAAGAAATTGGTGTGCGTTGCTCATAGAAGTTCGCCACAAGCATTTTGATTGCGTGCTTACTCATCGCCGGCACGGCGTTGACTCCCGCCTTGAACGTGATTTGAATCGCGTCGATTCTATCATCAATTGCGGGAGGTGCATTGACCAACTGAATGCGCCCAGGTTCTGCGCCTGTCACAACGCGGTATTCACTCGCGCTCATTGTGGTTAGTGATTCGCTACTAGGCGCGTAGTATTTCACCGAATCAACCGAAACAAGTGGAGCGCGATAAATTGGAATCACGTAGCCGTTGTATTCGGTGACTTGATCCGCGTAATCGCGTTGATTTGATTGGCGGCGCGATGGATTGAATAAATCCTCCCACGTGCCAGCGGTTAAAACGTAGGTTGCTAGTGCGCTTGATCGCCCCGTGACAGCGTCGAAATACTCCCGCGCTACCGGAATCAAATCATTAATGTATGATTGATCCTCGGTCGAATCAACGCGCAAGTGATCGCTCGCTTGTGCTAGCGTGATCGGCTCGCTTGTTGGCGCGATAGAAATGGAGTATTGTGGACGCATTATTTGTTACGTGCTTTGCGTGGTTTCGCTGTTTCGATTGTTGCGGTTTCAGCCTCATCAGTTGCCAGCGTTGCGGTTTCGACCTCTTGCGAGACTGGCGGTGTGAAGTATTTTGCGGCACTACAAGCGACTAAGTCAGCCGCTACGTTTGGCGTAAATGATGCGATTTCGCCTTGTGAATATGGATTGCCTTTTGCAAATGAGTTTTTCAAAAAGCGAACAAAGATTTTTCCGTTTGGTTGCATGATATTATCTTGGTTGTGAAAATTTAGGGTGATTGCCATGAGTTCTGCTGCGTCGATTGCTGCGTTTCGGATTGCGTTGTAATCTTTGGCGTGGTCGTTTCTGAGTCGTGTTTTCCATTCAAAGCCGTCTGCGTGCGTGCCGCCACCGTCAAATCCCACAAGATAGACTGATCGGATACCCATGACGTGCATGATTTGCAATGCGCTCCCGAGCGTGCCGCGCCTGATTGCTGGCATGTCTGCGATTTCCTCGCGTGACAAAATGAGGCGAGAGTCGTCATGCGTGTCTTGATAGGTGACAACTTCGCAATCAACCGCGCCGTTGCGTGAATCAAATTCAGAAAGTGCGCGGAGAGGTTGAAAAAGGATTTGCCCTTGCTTGTAAACTTCACGCCATCTTGCAACGCCATCGTTGGCGAATCCGTATTTGCAATCTGGAATGTGAGCAATAACATCGTTGATGGCGAATCTTAGTTTTCCTGCGGTTGAAAAGTCGAAATTTTGAAGGCTTGGCCCCTTCCCAAAAAGCCATGCTGTTTGACCAGCGTGAAGGTTTAGGAAGGGGCGCAAGCTCATGTCAATTAAGCGGTGAGAGCGTCCAGCATCGCGGAGAACGATTGAGCGCGACGAAGTCCTGCGTCATAGTAGGTGTTAGCTACCAAGTGACGCTGACCAGCTTTCGCATCAGTCGAATCGCGCACCATCTCAAGAGAGATACCGCCCCAGTAGCCGACGTAGAAGTCAGCGGCATTTCCGAAGAAAATAGCGCTGGCAACTCCCGATGAACTACCCTTGGTGAGAGTAGAGCTTACGGCGTTGGTGACTTTCGTCATGTATCCGTTAAGCGGAGCCTCTGGCGTGCGGCGATCCCAAATCATGGACGAATCAGTGGAGGCTGCAACAAGAGTTTTCTTGAGCTTGCCGCGCACTTTGGCGTTGGTGAAGTAGCCGACTTGACCCTCAAGCGCGTCATCAATGGCAACGGCGGTTTCAAGGTCAACAATGTCCGCCCAATCAGGAGCCGCGCCGTTAGTGCCACCAACTACGCTACCGATGCCGCTAGTTGCAGCGATGCCGACAGGCTCGTTAGTTCCCGCGCCGTGGAAGAAAGCGATTTCTTTCACTTGGTTCATGTGCTTGCGGATTTCGTTGCCAACAATCAATTCAATGTTTTCATTGGTTTGATTAAGCAACTGATCCGAAACAACAGCGTAACCAGCGAGACGGTTAGGCGACAAGCTAAGGCTTGCGAATGTGCCAGCAACATCGTTAGCTGCGCCGTTTTCGGTTTCCTTGGTAGGAGTGCTGCCTTTCGTGTAGTTTGGCAGGTCGATGTTGTTAACAAGACCAGTCAAAACAACTGCGCCCGATTGCTCAAGAACGCTCGAATTGTAGAAGTCACCGAGGATGCCGCGCTTTTCAGTAGCAACAAAAGTGCCG